ATTACGTAAGTATGAAAAATTACCAAGTGATTTGGGATATCAGAGAGACTCATGAATCGTTGATTGGAATACCATATATCCAGCCTATTGAGTGGTTGAATGTCTCGCAGAATGATACAAATTTTAAAAGTAGTATTGGTTTTGTGGGTGTCTATGTGTTGAACAAGTTGGTGGTGGCTTCAGCCGCTTCCAACAGTGTGAATGTGTTGGTCGAGTGTTTCGCTGGTGAAGATTTCGCTTTGTCTATTCCAAAAAATCCACGTATTGGAAATTATTATGTGAAACCAATAACGGCAGATTCAGGAGTGAAGAGAGGATCACTGATAGTTAACATGGATGGACTAGTTGCAGCTTTGTCAATTCCATGGCGAACCATACCTGTGGATTTGGGTGTTGAGACAACTTATAATATCACAGATTTACCTAATGGATTGAGAGATTCACTAGGAGTCGTGATAACATCATTATCTGTTGAAAGAACAATACAACATTTCACAGTGCACTACAATACAGAAAATTATTCTGCTGAGATACAATATGGACTTCTACAGTACATATTACAACCTATGTTGGTTTGGCCAGCAGCTGTAGTGCAGCAACAAACAACAATGAAAACAACATCAGTGACTGCAACAGAAAGGGTTACCGAAGCTACAACAGTAAGTTCGGTGCCAGCCACTGTAGTAAAACTCACGGGAACAACTGGACAAATGTGGATGTATTTGGATGGTGTTTATCATCCAGTCAAAGAAGGCTATACTGCCATACATCTTGGAAAGAAAATTTTGTTCAATCTTAGTGGTTTTAAACAGGCAACTGTAGAAGAATTGAAAGTCAAAGTTTCGCATGAAGATTTGAAATATACTATGATAGTGTACTCAGTACACGATAGACCTCTGACACTTTTCAAGGAATATTACGTATTTGAAGAAAATTCGTTCCAAAGAACTTGGGAACAGCAAATAGGTAAAGAAGAAGCCATATCAAGGCCATACTTTGAAAAAATTACAGGTGAAACAGTCATATCAGATGACCCAGTTTCGACAACTGTCGGAGAGAGTATCGTGTCATTTAGACAATTGTGCAAAAGATACACTTCATACAAGGAAATAGCTATGACCAACACCCAGAGCTTGGGTGGCGGTTCATATGCGATGTTTGACCCACACGGGTTTGACGGTAGTGATGGCCAGGTCGTTGATTACCTATCAATGGTCGCACCTCTCTATCGTTTTTACAACGGTGAGATCAGATACAAGTTCGTCATCAAAAACACGAACGACCATACCGTCTATCATGGACCAATAGACGTTTATTTGTTAAGCAATTACAACTTGAATAGTCCCCCGGCTGTACCTTCCTTGGTATCGAGTCACTTTGTGATGTTTTCAGGAATTGAGGGTATGGGAGAGTTTACTGTTCCTTATTACAATAGGAATAACAAGACGATTCTAGGAGACACTAGAAATAGTGGTCAACTAGCTCCAATACCTCATCGCATGTTGATCAAAATCAATGGACCTTCAACAAACTTGAAGCTCTATTTGTGGCGATCAATGGGCGAATACTTCAGTTTTGGAACGACGCTTAGTGCCCCTTTATTGGTGGGTACGTCGG